TATCTACCGCTGGATATGGTTATATGCTTAAATCTGTTTATGATATTAATAATAATGGAGTAGTAGATAGGGCATAAAAATTGTCTACTGCAAGAAAAATAAATGGTGTTAATTTTGATGGTAGTAGTGATATAACAATTAATGCAATTCCTAGTGGTAAAACAATAGATGGTAATTTTATTTCTAATTTTAGAAATCAAGTAAAAGGTGATACAAATTCAGGTGATTTTCTTGCAAGTATTAGAAATGATACTGCTAATGTAGATAGTTCACCACAGTTTGGCTCGGGGATTGGTTTTGGAAGAGGAGATACTCATGGGTATTTGTACATGAATTATAGCAGTGCGTTTGCATTTATAGGTGCAGGAAATGCTGGAAAATTAAATTGGACAAGGCAATTAGCGTTTCTAGATTCAAATATAGCGTCTGCAACTAAAGCAACACAGGATTCTGATGGAAAACAAATTAATAGTACCTATGTAAAAAAAGGTATGACATGGAATGATTTAGAGGGGGTGTAGTATGTATGGATCAAATCAATATGGCGTAGTAAAGTATGCAGAGAATATACCAACACCGGAAGATATAAACAAGCACAAGATTGATTTAACAAAATATGTACCCCCATTTGTTGTTGAAATTCCAGAAATGAAGGCTTCCTATGATGTACAAGGTACAGAAATAGGGAGTCTCTTATATTATGCTGATGATGTAAAAAAACAGCTAAGAATAGATACAGCTACATGGGGGCTTATTTATTGGGAAGAAAGGTATGGAATTGAGACGAACTTAGACTTAAGCTATGAGCAAAGAAGAGAGATTGTAAAAGCTAAGAAAAAAGGTCAAGGCACTACAACAAAGCAGATGATCAAAAACGTAGCTGAAGCTTTTTCTGGTGGAGAAGTTGATGTGATTGAAAATACAGCACCTTATACATTTACAATACAGTTCATAGGAGTTAAAGGAATTCCGCGTAATATGCAAGCTTTCATCAATATGTTAGAGGATATTAAACCAGCTCATTTAGGATATGTATTTAAGTATACTTATACATCTTGGGATTATTTAGATAACAAAAGCCTATCTTATAACAATGCTGAAAGCATTAAGTGGGATGATTTAGAAATATACGACTAAGGAGGATGATTAAATGCAATTATCAAGTAATTATGGACTTAAATTATTTGAAGGAACTGACAATGTTAAAAGGCAAGATTTTGTAGATAACTTTACAAAAATTGATTCTGTAATGAAAGAACACGAGACGCACTTGTCAGATATTGTGTATCAGACAGCAGGAGGTTCAGCTACAGCAATAACACTTGCAATCAAAGGAACGTTAGTAAATGGATATCCAATAACTTTTATAGCAAGTGCAAACAATGGGGGAGCTGCAACAACTATAAATGGTAAAAAATTATATAAACCAGGAACAACAACATCACCAAACTTGATATCAGGAAAGGCATATACGGTTTGGTATAATTCAACCGGTGATTGTTTTTTTATCAAAGCTAGTGCAGAAGGTACTGCACTAGCATCTGATGTACGTAAAAATAAAACTTTTAGTAATGATAATGATAATGGTATAGTTGGAGGTCTTGATTTATCTTTATTAGTTCCAGGAAATATAAGAGCAGGTATTACTATAGATGGCGTTACAGGTAAATCTTCTATTGTAGATACAGCAGATGCATTATTAGATTCTCAATATTTGCTAAAAGGATATAGTGGATATGATGATGGAGTTAAAAAGCTTGGAACTCTTGATAATATGACAAGTGCAATTAATATAGGAGGAGCAGATTCGGGTGACTTTTACAACAGTTCTGGAATTTGTGGTGGTGTTGCCACTAATGAATATGTAGGTGCATTTGATCTTTATATTCCAAAGGGGTACTATTCAGGTACCGGTACAAACAGACTACATATTCCGAATTTAATGCCGTGGAATATAGTTAATGGTGTAAATATTGGTTGGAATGGTAAGAGTATTGTTGGAACAGCATCAACTTATCAACATGTATCTGGTGCATTGGATTACACAATACCGAGATATTCAGGAACTAGTTCAAATCACACTTCTTATAGCTATAATATATCTTTAAATTTCGTACCAGATTTAATACTTTGGTTACAAGCTTCACCAAAAGGGGCTTATGTAATTTTCCCAGGATTTAGTTCAAGCCCAGACAATTTTTGGTTTTATATAAGCAATCAGGTAATATACTGGTACAATGATTCGGCCAGTAGTTTTAAATTATCAGGTAGTTGGCATGCATGGAAATTTAGTTAGCATTAAGTAAAGGGAAGGTGAAAATCAATGAAAAAATTAGCAATATACAATAAAAATACAGGAGAAATATTATTTACACAATCAGGTGGAACTGAATTAGAAGATAACATATTAACAAATTTATCTTGTGAAGTTCCAGATGGAAAAATAATAAAGTCAGTAAATATTGAAACAAAAGAAGCAATATTTGAAGATATACCTAAATCAGAATTAGAACTTTTAAAGGAACAAGTAAATGACTTAGCACAAGCAAATGCAGAGCTAACAAGTATAGTAGCAATGGGAAAAAACAATGCTTAATATAATAAATTTAATTTTAAGGAGAGTGTTTAAAATGCAATTTAACAAAAATAGTGGATGTGTAAAAGTATGGGTAACGTTAATAGTAGGCGGTACTTATGAATATAAGGATGTTCCTAAACTTTTAAATTTACAAGAGCAAGTAAAATTAGTTCTTGTAGATATGGGAGCTATAGAAGATATAACTACAGAAAGTACTGCATCATAGGAAAATAGAATGTATCATTAAATTTAATAAAAAGTATAGAAAGTGTATAAAAATTTAATAATTATAAGTAGTATAATAGTAATTATAAAGAAATAAAAGTATAAGTGATTAATTGCACCAATATGGTGTTTTTTTATTGCTCACTTTTATAAAGATTTCAAATAAGGTAGGTGTAATATGAATGAAGAATTAGTGAAAGACAAAATTGAAACTCACGAAAGAAGGCTTAATAATCACGGTGATAGGATTGATAAACTTGAACAGGATGGGAGAGAATTAAAGACAGAACTTAAGAACTTATGTGAAAATCTTAAAAACTTAACTAGCATGATGAAGTGGTTTATAACTGCAATGGGAGGAGCTTTAATTAGCTTCTTTTTTTATGCAGTTCAAACAGGAATATTTAATAAATAATTGGAGGTATGTAAAATGATAAAACAAATTTTAGGACTAGTAATAAGTATATTAAAAAATAAAACATACATGACAGCAGCTAGAGAGGTATGGAGCATTGTAGATGAGAACTTTAGGATTACAGAAAAAATTGAAGATACATTTAAAAGTAAAACTGAAGAATTCGATAAATTATTGCTTGCTAAATTTCCAGAACTAACTAAGGAAGATGTTATATATTTTAGGCAAGCAGTTGCGGGAAGCGTTAATGTGGGTAAGGAAGCAGTATTAGATAATTCCGTAATTATGAAGGAATTGCAAGAATCAAATACTAAATTACAAGCAGAAAACGCAAGTCTAAAAGATCAATTAAGCAAATTTCAATCGCTTGCAGCAGCAACAGTAAACGTAGATGTGCAGCAAACAGTATAAGCAGAGTTTTTGGAGTGGCCTTTAGGGTTACTCTTATTTTTATATTTAAAATGAGAAAGGATGATACTAAATGTTTAAAGGCATAGATATAAGCAATCATAACGGAAATATAAATTTTAACCAGGTAAAAACAGCAGGAGTAGAAGTTGTTTACATTAAAGCTACAGAGGGGACAACATTTAAAGATAGTTATTTAGATACTAATTATTCAAATGCACATTACGCAGGATTAAAAACAGGGTTCTATCATTTCTTAGTTGGAACTAGCGCACCAGAAACTCAAGCAAATAGTTTTTATAATGCTATTAAGGATAAAGCTAATGATCTAATTCCTATGCTGGATGTAGAAACTAATTTTGATGGTCTAATGGACTATATATTAAGATTCATTGCTAAATTCAAAGAGTTGTCTAATATGCAAATAGGTATTTATACTTACACTAGTTTTATGGATAATTTAGATAATAGAATTGCAGATTGTCCATTATGGGAAGCAAATTATAACAATACTCCATGGAAATTAAATTCTAATTTCTTCACTAATAGAGTAGGACATCAATATAGTGAAACAGGATCAGTAAGTGGAATAAATATTGATTGCGATATGAATGAGTTTAATGAAGGAATATTAAATAAAACTACTGGATATGCTGTTACAAACTATTTACCTAATGG